TGATGTTACGCTTTGGAAAGGCGGGTAAGAAGATAGTTCACGTTCCAAAGGTTATCACTGAGTATTGGTGGCACGGCGAAAACATTGGACAGCAGAACCCACTTGGAGGGGAGTATCCTATTTACACAAAAGAGAGTAAATTTGCTCCATCAGGATGAAAGATAAACTATTTTGCTTAGGACATCTGTTTGGGTGGTGGTTTGAGGGTACAGATTTAAGTAAAGCCCCACCTGAAAGAATTAAAAAGTTGATGGTAACTGCTAAAAAATGTGGGTTCGGGAATTGGAAGGATATACCAAATCTTGTTAAAAATAGAGCACACAATAAGAAGGAGCGGGAGGTGATATAAATGAGTATATCAGTAGAAGGTGGGTCTAAGGATAAATCAACGCATATAGCAGGGGTGGTTAAGGTAAGGAAAGACTTTGAACCAGAGGATTTCGAACGGGCTCTCAAACAAAGTTTGGATGCCCTTGGTAGAGATATGACAAAAAGATATAACAATATACGAAAGGGGAAAAAGTGAGAGTTGCTATCTTCACTTTGACAAAAGACCGACTTACATACACAAAAAAGATGCTCAAAAGTTTAGGTGAAAAGACCTTCACTCCTTTTGACCATTTTGTAATTGACCAAGGTAGTAAGGATAAGACCGTTGAATGGGTGGAGAACTTCGAAAGCTACTTTGGTCAAACCTTTGTTTACCCCCTCGCTACCAATATTGGTATAAACAGGGGGGTTAATTTAGCCATTGAACATATAGGTAAGGAGTACGATGTAATTGTTAAACTAGACAACGATGTGGAAATAGAAACCGATGGTTGGCTAATGAATTGTCTAAATGTTCTTGAACCGAAACTCTTACTATCCCCTTATGTCAAAGGTTTAATACATAATAGAGGTGGTGCTATTCGGATTGGGTATAACAGAGAAAGACGAATTAGCTACGCCCCTTTCATTGGGGGTATATGTATGATAGGATTTAGACAAGCTTGGATGGAAGACTCTGGTGGCTGGGAATACCCTGTACCGAAACATGCGGGTGGGGATTTGTCTTTTTGTAAGAAACTTGCTATAAAGGGATATAGATTTGGGTACAAGGAAGATGTTAATATTAGGCACGCAGAGACTACCGCTGGACAATATGAAAGATACCCAAACTATTTCAAAGAGAGAAAAGAGGATAGAACAAAGGTTATCTAAAGGTAATTATGAGCAATTCAGAAACCCTAAAATACATATGTACCAAGTGTAATCATTCTTTCGAGGTAAGTAAACCAACTAGAATTGTAAAGACCCAACTTCCAGTTTGCCCACTATGTCATTCAGAGAGTATAATTAGACTTGGCAGTTCCAAAGAAATTGCAGATAATGCCGCAAAGTAGTATCATACACTTGACAACAAATAGAAAAGTCTAATATACTGTATTAGGTTTAGTATTAAGTAAAGAGTTCTAGCTAAGAGTCTAGGTTTTGTTTTGATTCTTGGTGGAACTCTTTTTGGTTAAGTGTGATGTTTATAGTTTATAATTGTGGGCATGCTGTTCATCTTACTATCACTGCAAAGAGCGGTAAGAAGTATAGATTTATGAGAAGATTTGTTACCGAGGTCGATGACGAGGATGCAAATTACTTTTTGAAGAAGACTTCGAGAGCAATATCTTGGTGTCCAAACCATCCTAAAAGTATCCAGCCCTTTGTGGAACTTAATGAGTGGTGCTCAGGAAAAGTAGAAAGGTGTTACGAACCTAAATCTAAGAAGGACTCCAATAAAGTTTATGACCCAAAAGCATATAAAAAGGCATGTTTAGTTAAAGATAGAGAAGGGATACAGTAGGAGATAATTATGGCGGAATCACAAAACGAACCACAAAAGTTCAAAATTACACTCCCCATCGTTAAAACTAGTGTCCGTATTATCAAAGACGAGGATGGTAACGATAAGGAGGTACGATATGTTGAGGGCGTTGCGTCAACAACAGACTTAGACCTACACGGGGACAGAATGGCACCAGAGGCTATTAAGTCTATGGCCGACTCTTTGAAACAGCATGTTATAAATTTGAACGCGGAACACGATACCTCGTGGCAAAGCGAATTAGGAGGATTAGAAGAACTGAACATAACAGACGATTATGATTTGACAATTAAGGCTGAACTAAATGAGATGAGCAAGTCCCACGACTTGTGGTACGCGCTAACAGAACTAAACAAGAAACTTGGACTATCTGTCGGAGGTTATGTTAAAGAGTATGAGATGGTCAAAGAGGGGGAGGGGGAAGATGCAACATGGGTTCGTATATTTAAAGACATCGAACTTGACCATATTGCTGTCACTTCCAGACCTGCAAACCCTAAGACTTGGGTTGATGTTATCGCCAAATCACTAGAAGAAGACGAGCTTCTCAAGAAAATTGAAGTTGAAACTGAAAGGAATCTCCCTATGGCTAACAAGAAGAAACTTGCCTCACTGGAAGCTGAAGAAGCCAAGAAAAAGGCTGATGCCGCCGTCAAATCCGAGGACGAGCAGGATGAAAACTTAGCAACCCCAGAGACTGAGGAGACAGAGGACACTTCCAAGGATAAGGAAAAGGAACCAAAGGCTAAAAAGCCAAAGGATTCCGAAACCGAGAACGAGGAAGAAGAATCTGACGAATCGGAAGGCGAGGAAGATACGGAAGAAGAAGGTGGAAAACCCGAGGACACCGAGGAAGACGAATCCGAAGAGGGCGAAGAATCCGACGAAGAGGAATCCGAAGAGGATGAATCCGAGGAAGAAGAAGAGTCTGATGAAGAAGAGTCTGACGAAGGGTCAGAGGACGAAGAAGAAAAATCCACCGACAAATCTGATATCACTGAAGGTCTCAATGCTGAGAAACTTCTAAAAACTGTCAAGCAGTTAAATGACGGAATCAAAGAGGTTATAACTAGCAACGTAGAGCTTCAAAAGAGAATCGAAACTCTTGAAGAACAACCAGCAGACCGTAAGACTGTGGAAGTTAAGAAGACACTCGGTGATAGCGATACAGACGATAGAGATATCGAGGAACTCCGAGAGGAACTTGATAAGAAGGTTGCCAAAGTGAAAGAAAAGCACGCAAGTGACCCAAACCTCTTCTCACGCATTCAGAGACTCCGTGTTGACTACGCCAAAGCGGTTGCAGGAATTGAGTAAGAGTTAAAGTTAAAGGTTAAGTTCCCGCACTTTAAATTTTTGTAGTTGACTAAAAGGAGGCAACAAGTATGAAATCTCGTGAACAAGCGAGAAAAACATTACTTGAAGCTGCTGCTCTCCTCGAGAAGTCAGCAAATGTAACTCAAGGCGTGGATGAGGCGGCAACAATGCTCATGAAGGATGCCATTTACACCACTACCTCTGGAGCTTTTGCTCAGAGGGAGCACCTTGACACTCAAATTGGCGACATTACCAAGAGAAACACTCCGTTTCTCGACAGAGTTGCCAAAGTCAAGGCAAATGGTAAAACCCACGAATGGGATATGGTTACAGCACTTGGGGACACAGACACCTGTGTTCTAGAGTGTGGTACACCTCCTGAGAATGATGCCACAATCACTCGCTACTCGGCTCAAATCAAGACCTACGCTACAAACGTAAAGGTTTGTGACTTAGCTCAATGGGCGGCAAGTGATTATTTCGACCTTATGAACCTTCACCTAGAGAAGGGAATGAGAAAGATTCTCCACGACGTAGAGGCTAAAATCTACTATGGAAACTACGATGGGGCAACCCCTTGTGATTTCACGGGCCTTTACAAGTTAATTGCTGACTATGCTGGTGCATCCAATACCATCAATGCTGCTGGGGCCCCAATTACCCAGACATTCATTGACAACGCAATCCAAGCGATTGTAGACAATGGTGGGATGCCAACCCATATGTATATGGGAGCAAAAGACTTGAGGGATTTCGCAGCACTCTGGGCTAACAAGGTCGTTTATAACGACCCAGGTGCAGGGATGACTTTCGGTTACAATGTAGCTCGCTATATGTCTTGGGCTGGGGCAATTGAAATTGTTCTCGACCCATTCCTAATTGCAGCTAATTCACCGAACACCCCTAACACAGACGTTTTCATTGTAGATATGAATGAAATCGCATTAGCTCAAAGTGAACCGATGTACCGTCTTCCAACCTACCGAGCACTTGACCTGGCAGAAACCCAGACAGTTGTTTGGAACATAGTTTTGGAAGTTCGAGTACCTCAGTGGCAAGCAGTCGTCAAGAACCTCGGCTAATAGTAGCCAACCTAGTAATTAGTAAGAGAACCCCTTAGTTTCAAGGGGGAAGGTAAGTCCAACTTGTCTTCCCCTTTGACTAAGTGGTATAATTAGTTTAGTATTGAGTAAGGAGGTAAAAATGAAAGACCTAGTTATAGTTAAAAGTAAAACAATAGACAACGAATCCGTCCCCATAGTCTTTAACACCGTTACAAAGACCTTCGGTGGGGTTAAGGATGAAAGGGAACTTAGTCGTAGCTATATATTTGAGAACTTCGAGGCAAAGATTCCGTTAAAGTTAGCTAAAGTTCTAGTTAAGCAAAACTCTAACGAATTCTCAATAGTAGAATCGGCTGAGGAAACTCCAAGTGAAGCTGTTAAAACAGTTTTAAATCGGGAAGAAGCA